GTTATGTTGGTGGTCGCCCACTTGCAAGAGAGATGTGTGGCGGCTTCTTAGGATTTGAAGAGTTTTCATCAATCACGGATGCGACACGAAAAGAACACAGTATGGATATGAAAAATCAAATGCTAACTTCCCTTGACTCCGGCAGGGTTCAGAAAGGAATGAGAAACGGATGGGTTAGATACAATACCCGTTATACAGTATGGGCTGGAACACAACCTGCTCGATTTGAATTGGTCTCCGGACTTGACCGAAGGTTCTTCATCATTGATATTGAGATGAACAGGGGCTTAGAGTTGCAATACAAAAAGGCGCAGAACGCACAGGCACGAATGACTCCGGCGCAAAGGGCAGACTTAGCGGCGGCGGCTATTGAAATGCGCTCATGGTTCATTCACCGTATGATGGATGCAACACTAACTCCCCCTCTCGGTGTGCAATTCACCGAAGAGTTTGAGGAATGGGTTTTGAGAGATACTGTTCGTTCCTTTGAGAGCGACCTATTCAGAAGACTTGCAATTGGTTATGCTATGATGCAACCGGATTACAAAGGCGGTGAAATACTTACAGTTGGTGTTGATGAAAGACTTGCAAAAATACTTGCTTCATCCTTGCAAATGCGAAGGAATGTTATGGATGCCGACCTTGCGCTGATTAAGACTACATATTGGAACGAGGATATGCCCCGTTCTAAGTTAGTTAAGGAAATCAGCAGGGCTATTACAAACGGCGATTATCAACAGGCTAAACGCTGGATTGAAGAGAATCTAATCGGTGAAGATTGGTATAAGGAATATGTGCCTCAAGTAGCGGGCAAGCGTGGGAGAAGAGGAGTCATGTGTCGTATAGGTATGCCGGATGGTGAAGATTAGTGGTTAAGCACCGGAGATTCATAGATGCCGTCTTCCACCACATAAGAAAAAACGGTGCGAGACCCATAAATGGTATGCAAGTTGATATACAAATAAAAACACAACGAGGCAAGAAAAGAAGGTTCAGAAACCCACCCACTAAACAACAAATAGCGAGACTAATGACGGCAGACCCTCGTTTTTTGCAAATAAAAGAGAAGGGAAGTAATGTTTGTTTGTGGGGGATAAACGAAGAATATTTGCAAAAGGTTAAGAAAGAGGGAGAGGAGGCTTAAACATGGTCTATGAAATAGAGCAAGTATTGGATGCTCTCGATGTTTTTCAAGAGCATTTAGATGGTAATTTTGGTCTGTCCGATTTTAACCGAGAGGAAATAGTTGATGCGATAGAAGACATACTAAACGCTATGCCCTGTGATTTTTGCAACTCCCCTTCGACAGATGAATTGATTGATAATGCGTATTACTGTGAGGACTGTCTTAGTAAAACACAGGAATGTTATGTGTGTGAGAGCGTTGTTATGCCGGAAGAATGTATCTTTGATACAGAAGCATTAGTTACAATTTGCATTACTTGCAAGGATGAAATAGACGCAGACCAGCATACATATTAGGTGTTATTGTGAAATCTAAGTGGCTTATCGAGCAACGAATAGAGGTCGAGGAAGACCCCATCGTTTTAGAAGCCCTGCGTTGGGTTTTAGAGAGCCCCGAATGCCCTCTTTGCAACCACCCCCAAAGGAAAGACTTTGAGTTTTTAGTTGCAAATGGAACACAATCCCCTCCCTTCCTTGAATCTAAACACGGCTGGCCGGATGGTATCGTGGAGGAACACATGAAGGAGCATATTACCTACGATGCTAAGGAGGCTCAACAGATAGAGGAAGCAAGGTCGGAGGCTATCTCGACTTTGGATATGGCCGAAGATGTCTTTTCCCGCATCCAACAATGGTTGGATGAATGGGAGGAGTTGAAAGAGCAAGACGGCATATCGAGAGAATGGTTGTCCGAAGCCACTAAGTTAGTAGCCGCTGGTAATCAGTCGTTGAAGTTGATTGGAACGCTCAAGAAAGAAATAGGCGTTGATTCACAATTGATGCTTGCACACCAACAGGTGCAAGGGATACTCGGTGTGGTTGTTGATGTTTTGCAAGAACACCCACAGTTGATGAACACTATGGAGTTGAGGCTTGCGGCGTTGAAAGCACCCTCGACTATTGATGCTGAGTTTGAGGTGATTGAGTGATGGTGCATCACGAAGGATTTGGTAGGGGTAAGGGTTTTACTGCGAAAGACCCCCAGCCACCTAATGATTTAGTGATGACCCCTATACTTATCGCAAAACAAACTATCAATCTTTACGATATTCCGGCGGGTTCAAAAATACTTGACCCATGTAGGGGAGAAGGGGCATTCTATGATAACTACCCCACTAATTGCGAAAAGCACTTTTGCGAGATAACAGAAGGTAAAGACTTCTTCGATTATGAAGGTCATGTTGATTGGATTATTACAAATCCACCATATAGTATTCTCGATGAGTTTCTATTGAAGTCATTTGAAGTTAGCGATAATGTAGTTTTCTTAATACCTTTAAGTAAAATGTTCTCAAGTTTCAGACGGATTAGACAGGTTCTCGATTATGGAAATATAGTATCAATAGATTTAATCAGCGCAAGTAAATGTGGTTTTCCATTTGGCTTTCCCGCTTGTGCCTTTTACATGAAGCGAGGTTATGAAGGCGAGACTTTGATTACAGAATGGAGGGGTGATTGAATGAGCGCAGGTGAGCCCGTAAAATGGAGGGTGCATTTCAATCAGTTAATTGCAAGACCTATCCCCAAATCAGAATATCCTAAACTCATTGATAAGATGCTCGATGACGGTTTGGTTTGCTTGCTCACACCCAACGGCTATCAATGGTATTCGGGGCGTTATCGGGTATCGGCAAACGCCGTGAGAGAAATGTGGAATCTGTCTGCTTCTCAATGGAGGAGATTCATGGAATGGGTTTATATCTATGACCCCTTCTCCATAACTCCGGAGGAGTATGCTGATGGCGAAGAAGTATCGGAGAGCGGCGGTGAAGAAAGCCGTTGAGAATTGGAAGAGAAGTGAATGGTTTTCAGCGAATGATATACTCGATTTCGCTTTGCAACAATCCACCCAACCCAAAGGCGGCTTTAGTGTCTATACTGTTTCAAGGTTTCTTTCGATGATGGAATACAAAGGGCAGATAACTTCTAAGAATGAGGGGGGCGTGAAGGTGTATAGGAGGAATGAGTTATGGGATGCGTGATATTTACAAACGAGCCTTCTGTCTATGAGAAGGGCGAAGTTGTGTATCTCGGCAACAGAATTACCGAGCCGCCTGTTAGAGAAGGAGTTACATATTTTCTTGAGGGCAGTCTTACAAAGGAAGAGGCGGAGATGCTTGCTTCTTACATACCTTACAGGATGGTCGTTTGTTGCAAAACTAAGCCTCGTTTTGAAAGTAGCGAAGATGTATTGGTTGCATGGAAAGACAAACCGAAGACTAATCTCTATCGTTTGATTAGCGGTATTAAGAAATACCCACAAAGACTCTTCATCCACCAAAGACTTGCAACTGCACCCATCCCCTACTTGCTTTCAGCATTGAAAGGAGGCGTGGATAATATTCATTTTTGGAGATTACTTGCGGCATCTAACCTAACATTACCGGATACTTACACCCGTTCATTGTTCGCTTACGGTATAGATAGTGAGACGCACAACATACCTGTTGCAAAACTTGCAAAAGACGATGAGGTATTGCTCGATATGCGTTCATCGGATAAGCACATAGATACAATTTTGCAAAACGATGTTGCATTCGCAAACGAAGTTAGGGAGAAAGGAAGAGAAATGATTCCTAAAGGAATGAAAAAGAATAAGGTTGTGGATAAATGGGTAATGTAGTATTGGCTATGTTTATTTTAGTGGGCCTTTGGGTTGCTTTGTTGGTTTGTTGGTATATTACTATTCCGTTTTGGGTTATAATTAGGTATCAAGGGGCGGCGCAAAGCCAGCAAATACAGGCGGAGAAGGATTTAGCGTGGATGGCGGCCTTTCAAAACCAATAATATAACATAATAAAGTTGCAAAAACTAATGTCTGCGAACAATAGACGGCTACGCCGTATGGTCGTGGATATTCTCTATGAAAAAGGCGCATTAACGAGAGTTGAAATTGCAAAAGAATTAGCGGATAAACGCTCTCTAAGAGAAGTGCCGAGCGATAATTCCCTCTCTTCGGTTCTTGCAAAAAATGTGCAAATAGAATGTGTTGGGTATGCGGTTGTTGAAAAGTTAAACGGTAGTAAAACAAAACACATGGTATTCGATATAAGGAGAGACCTTATCCAATCCGAAGAAGATATACCCCTTACGAGACCCGTCTCGTGTATGACGGGCGCAGAAAGAACACAGGCGCAACGATGTTCTCAATGTGGAAGGCAACGATTGATGCCCGATGGAGAAGAACCCTGCCTCCATTGTAGGAGGGGTTTATAGGGAAATCGAACCGCATTAGCCCTATGGAAAACACACGGATTATCGGTATATCGGGCTCGATGAGAAGCGGGAAAACGACTCTTGCACACAGACTAAGAGAGCATATCCCTAAGAGTCAGATATTCTCCTTTGCAGATGAAGTTAGGAGAGAGGCGAGACAGGCTTTTTGTGATACTCCGGAAGCGAAAGCGGCATGGGATGAGATGCTTGCGAGCGACAAAGAAAAACTACGACCCGTTTTGCAAGCATGGGGTGCTTTGAAAAGAAAACTCTATGGTGCTGATTATTGGGTCAAAAAAACGCTGAAAGCAATAGAGCAATCGGCGTATGATTTTGCAATTATTGATGATGTGAGATATTTCAATGAGAAAAGGTATGTTGAGAATAGGGGTGTGTGCATACGCTTAGAAAGCGACAGGTATGACTTATTTGAACGGGGGGCTACTCTTGAAGCCCTTGCACATGAGAGCGAGAAGGACTTGAATTATACTCACTTCGACAGACACATAAATACTTCCGAGTTAAACGAGTATGATACTTTCATTGAGGCATTAGAGCGAATAAAGGGGGTATTTGATGGGCGGTTGGAATAATCTTTGGTGTGAAAAATACCGACCGGAAACGCTTGATGAAGTGGTCGGGCAAGACCTAATAGTAACGAGGCTAAAGAGACAACCGAAGATGGATTATTTATTCCATAGTGCGGAGGCTGGAACAGGAAAGACCAGCGTTGCAAGAGCCTTAGCGAGAGAGTTAGCATTTACAATTCACGAGTTTAACGCATCCACCAAAAACCAACGAGGCATAGAGTTTGTTGAAGAAGATGTAATACCATTAGTTGCAACTAATAATCCAGCCATGATTATTTTCCTCGATGAAGCCGACCAACTTACAAATGCGGCGCAATCGGCTCTAAAGGGAGTTATAGAGAATGCGAGTTGTATGTTCATTTTAACTTGCAACGACATTAACAAAATCAGCCAATGGTTGAAGTCGAGATGTGTCCTTATGGAGTTTGATACCATAGATGATGAGGCAATACTTGCAAGACTCACCTACATTATGAACAAAGAAGATAGGTGGGTGGATTATGTGCATTTGAATCGTATCATACACGCACATACGGGCGACCTCCGAAACTGCATCAATGCTTTGCAAGCCATAGCCTACATGAGCGAGGAAGATAGAGACAGATACACTAAGAGTCTTTACTCCGAAGGTTTTGACTACGAAAGATTCCTCCGCATCTGCTTTAATGACCGTGATGTGGAAAGCGCAGTAGCCATGTTCGATGGGAGAAACCCTCGTCAGATAATTAGGCAAATATTTAATTTTGCAACTAATCACCCCTCCAATAAATCCGAAAGCGTAATGGCGGTGATAGAAGCGGCGATTGTATCCGAGCGTGATTTCATAAATGGAGTCATGCCGGAAGTAATTGTATGGAACTTCTGTCGTATTTTATGTTCGGGGTTTATAGGGAGGACAGATTTAGGACAGAATAACCCCAAAAGGTGAGAAAATGGATAACACAATGTTAGAAAGAATATCGAAGAATGTTGGTTGCTCGGTTGAGCAACTGTCGAAAGGATTAGCAGAAGCACAGGCGACTCATAAAGAGAACCTAATTTCTGCTGGTAAAAGTGAGTCGGATGCAGATACAATTTGTCTGCGTATGGCCGCGACTATGGTTAGAAAGAAGATGGCTTCGCTGGCCGCAAGTGGTTGCATAAGTTATGAAGGCGCATTCGTGTCCGTTCCACGAGCAAAGGACTTTGCTGAATTATCATACAAAAAGATGGCTACGCAATTAGAGACATTACCTGCAAGTGGTATCAATAACTTAGTCTCTCTCGGAAGCATCATGTTTTACGAGCCCAACGGTAACGGTGGATATACGAGACTTGCAAATCCGAGCCTTTTGAATAAGGCCTCGTTTGCCGAAGGCACACGAACAGATGATGTGGAAGTTTTGCCGAAGAATAGCATGGGTATCTCCGGCGGAAGGGCTTTCTCTCTCATTTGGAATAACACTATGCCCTCATACCCCAGCGGGGATGCAAACTTCCGCTACGGTGCGGCAAGACCTCTCAATGAGCCGGAAAGAACATCTTATTTCTATGGCCGCAAGGCCGGAACAGATGACGAGTTGCAACTCGTTCAGATTGTTGCAAGTGGGAAGATGAGCAGGGCATCATACCCTACATTTACTGCTGGTTCTATCGCCGCTCGGCCTAATAGAGACGGAAGTAAATTGTATCTCAAAGACGGAGTTAGTGAGTTTGTAATTGATAGCGAAGTTGAAAGTGTATTCAATGGAGACCCTTCGACATGGGAAGTCGAGGGATTAGATATTACTCATGTTGCAACTCTTGCAGACATACCTACATTCCTTGAGGCTCTTGAGCCGAGTAGGAAGTGGGATGCTTTGGTTATCATGGACTTAGAAGTGATACACATTGACCCACGAGAGAGAGGCGGATTCGTCTTATCTCTCGGTGATTTGGACTACACTTCCCTATCAATGCCTATTGACTTATGGATTCCATCTTCTCAAGAAGACCTATTGGACTTCGGAGTAGGTAGTGTCCTAACAGTCGTTGGAAGCGCATGGGTCGGTAGGGATGGAGACTCCCGCCTAACACCTACGGGCTGGTTCGTTAAAGACTCTATCGCTACTGCGCCTGTCGAGCCGGACATGGATGAATCTTCCTTGATTGAGGGGTGGGGATGATGGGTTGGGGTCAAGCCCAACAATCCTCCGCCACACAATTACCGGCGGAAGACACGCAATATGGGCGTGAGTATTACGCCAACCTCCTAACACAAAGGAGGGAACACCATTTCCCCATTAGGATTTCCGCAGTAGGCAAGGAGAATACTTGCAAAAGTAGTCTTCTAACTGAAATGGCTCTCAGTATAACTGATAAGGAAGTTGCAATTATTGATGTTGATAACTCGGCGGCACAATCAATCCTCGTTAATTATCCCCATGAGATGCACAGAATTAGAATCATATCTGTCTTCGATGAATCGGATGCTTCATTATTCAATGAAGACAACACTACAAATTGGGTTGCTCTCGTTGAAAAGATGGCGTGGTATATCCGTCTTATCGGTGAAGAAGTTGCAAATGGTAACATTGGTGCAGTAATTCTTGATGGATGCTCGACATTCCTAAAGTGGTGCGAGTTTAGTATGACGGAAGTTTTGCTAAAGCGGGGCATCATCAAGGAAGAAGGCGAGAGATTCAATCAAGCCGAATGGCGAGTTAGGAATCAATTGTATAGAGATGTAATCAATAGAGCGCATCAGTTGCAAGTGCCGTTTGTAGGCTACACTTTCCACCTAAAAGATGTAAAGGAATGGATGGACGTTGGCGGCGGTCAGAAGGGTCTAATGAAGGTCGGAGAAACGCCGGAATGGGAGGCTGGAACAAAGAGGCTCTTCTCTCAGCAGATTTGGCTAACTCGCTTTAGTAAAGAGGGAGACATAGCCGCTGGTGTGGCCGCAGATAATACCCTTGAGGAAAATGAATGGGTTGTGAGAGCCACCATTAACGAAATGAAGGGTATGAATCAAGAACACTTAGGCACTACACATGATGTGTTAAAGGTCAGCAACGGTAACGCAGAATGGTTTGGGTTGCCCTTCTTGAAGTGGGGTGAATCGAATGGGGAAGAGGGGGAAACGCCGCAACCACTTCGTCAAGAAGTGGATAATTGAGGTCTTGCAAGAAAGCGAGACTCCAATGACGGCTAACTCCATTGTCTCGGCTATCAAAGAGATGCGCCGCAAAGTATCCCCCTGCGAGCCCCGTATTTCTTCCGTGAGGATTTGCAAAGTCGCTCATGGTATGCCGGAGATTAGGAGAGAATACGATAACAAACAACAATGTTTTATGTATTGGGTTTATACGGAAAAGGAGGGTGTGAATATACATGATAATCAAGAGAGCAGATTTGATAAGCCTATTGAAAGCCAATAAGAGAGAAGCATACATCGGCAAGAAGAAGACCGCACAATGCGAGACTTGCGTAATTATCTCGATGGATAGTGATAAGGTGGTAACTTATAACATCGTAAAAGATGGAGTTACAACTCTTCACAGATTAACAATACCTGTTATATCCTCTTCTGTCGGACTGTTTGCTATTGCAGACATAGATGCGGTGATTGGTGCTTTGAAATACCACAGTTGCCCTGTAACTCTTAGCACAGATAGTGATGCTACAAAGTTGCAAATAAAGAGCAAGGGCAAACAAACGACTTTACTTTCTTCACCAAACGCATTCGCATATAAGGGTGCAAGAGTTACAATAAAGGGTCAATTGAATAAGGCGAGCGAGATTATGGAAAGAATAAATCTTTCACCTACTGTGCCTTCATACACCACAATAAAAGGAGAGGAATACTCCCCCGAATTAGTATTTACTTGCAAAACAGAAGATTTGCAAAACGGTTTGGAGGCCAACACCATGAACAATCAAAACTTGCCCCATGTTAAGTTGGTCGGTAAAAAGGATGGTATGTATATTACTGCTGGTGATTTTCTCAAGGGAAAGACCGAAACTAAAATACACCTAAAAAATTATTTGCAAGTCTTAGATTCTGACTATGAGTTTGGTGGGGGTTTGGAGAACATTGATTTATTGCGATATTTCGGTTCGGAAACTATTGTGAGTATATTTGATTTCCACGATATTAACGGCATGGTCGTCTTCGGGTTTAGAAGCAAGGAATGTGATGATAACTTCGTTATCGTGCTGGGTAAAAGGGTGGAGAAAGATGTTAGTTGATTGTTCCTGTGGGTGCAGATTCAGCGCAAACTTGCAACCGAATACTACTGCTACTTATGTTTGCCCCGAATGCAACAAACACTACGGGATTAGCGTTATGGTCTATGCTAAGTTGCCGGAAGGTATGTTCAAGGACAAACTATGGTTAGAGGAAGCATACAGTATAGAAGGAAAGACTATGGAAGAAATAGCGACCGAATGCGGAGTAACTGCTATGACTATCAACAATTGGCTTAAACGCCATAATATACCTACGAGAGACAGGGGAAGGAGATGATTGTTACTCGGAGGGGGCGGAATGGAATCATCGTGCGAAGGCGTGATGAAAACCGCAATAGAATAGAGGAGACTTACAAAAGCAATCCCTTCTTTTTTGTTGCAACAGAAGACTACGCCCCTCATATTTGCAACTCGGCAATAAATGCCGAACACGGATTCAAAGGTGTTTATGGTGAAGAATTGACTAAGGTAACGGTCAGCGCACCCGAAAATATCCGAGACTTTAGAAGCGATAACCCCTCCTTGCGAACATGGGAGGCGAATATCCCATTTGTAAATAGGGTGTTGGCCGAAGAGAAAATAATGCCTCCGAATTACGAACACCGAACATGGTATCTTGATTGCGAATGGTCTATCAACACCGGAAAACTAACAATAATGGTGGTCTATGATACCTATACTAAAGAACACTTTATTTTCTTTACGCATCCGGACTACAAAGCCGGATTTCATTCACAATTCCCCCTAAAGAATCATCCCGATGGTTTAGATTTGTTGCAATTAGATAAACCAGCATTAGCATTTAGTAACGAAAAGGAAATGCTATCGGCTTTTGCAAAACTTTTACGCCAACACGACCCCGATATAATTACCGGATGGAATGTGGTAAATGCCGACATAAAGAAAATTATTGAGCGGATGAATGATAATGGCCTTGACCCTAAGACCCTATCACCCTTGAATAAAATAGTGTATTCCTTTACTGATTGGAGGCAACCGATTATAGGTGTAAATGTTATTGATTTGATGGTCGCCTTTACTCATCTTTGGATTATTAAGAACGGACAACTCCCCGATAAATCACTTGCAACTGTCTCATCCGAAGTCTTAGGGGAAACGAAAGTTGAGTTGCAAGACGGACATGATACATACTACACCGACTTTGGAACATATCTTGCATACGCAATAAAAGATGTTGATTTGTTGCCTAAACTTAACTCGATGAATAACGCTATCGAGCATTACACGGCTATACAACATATTGTAGGGTGTGATATTGCAACTACTCCTCACATAACTAAGTTGCTAACTGTTCTTGCATTGAGGGATGAGGAGTTTAATTTGCAAATACCTACTAAGCCGCAATTCACCTACGAAGATTATCAAGGTGCTGAAATAACCGCCGTTCAAAAGGCGGGTATCTTTGATAATGTCGCTATTCTCGACATAAAGGCTATGTATCATTCTAATGTGGCTCTTCACAATATAGGCCACGAAACTTTATCCGAAGACGGGGTGGATTGTGGGAACGGCACTAAGTTTTTGCAAGGAAAGCCGAGCCTCCTTTTGCGTCAGATGGATAACATGACTAATTTACGAGAGGAATACAAATCGAAAATGAGAGCGGCTACTACTGATGAGGAAAGGAAGAGATACGATGCTTTGCAATTCGCTACTAAGTCTATGGTTGCTTCTTTGTATGGGGCGGCTGGCGATTCTAAGTATGGTCTTTATCACCCCGCAGTAGCGGCGGCAATAACATTTACATCTCGTGAAACACTTGCAAGACTAAGAAAGGAATGCGAGAAAAGAGGTCATAATGTCCTGTATTCTCACACCGATTCCGCCTTCGTTCAAACCGACTCCCCCGAACAGACTATACAATTGGTGAGCGAAATAAATGAATCCATGTCTCCCATAGTAACTGAGTTTGAGAGGTGGTGTGATAGTATGTTGCTCAAAGCAAAAAACAGATATGCGGCTTCTGTCGTTTGGACTGATGGTCGCACACATGAGCCAATCGAATACTACAAAGGAATAGAGTTGAAACAGAAGAGAATGTTCCCTGTTATGAAAGAGGCTATGGCTCTCGTGATATTCGGTTTGTTGCAAAAGAAAAGTGAAGAGGAAATTACAACGAGCCTCGTGGAATTAGTAACTTCTATTGTGTCCGGAGAGGTGGCCTTTGAACGATTATGTATGAAGGGTAAGTTGGAAAGAAACTTGCAAGATTATTCGGTGCTTAGTGGGGCATCCGCTGGTGCTTCGTGGGCTAATGATTATTTGGCGAAAGGATATAGGAAGGGCTCAAGATTTCTTGTAACTCTTGACGAAAACGGTAAGTATATTGCTTGTGATACAGAAGAAGACTTGCAAGGGGTTGCAAAAGTTGGATACAGGGAGATAACAAACCGGTTCATCGTAAAGAAAGTAGCGGATTATTACAAAATCATGGGTTGGGATATGCAACCAATAGAAAACGCCCTAAATGGTATTGATGAATATGTTTGGTTGTGAAAAGGTATATTAGACAATGTTAGTTGGTGAGGAGTATGAGCGATAAATTAAGCGTTGAAGAAGGATTAGAAATGCTATCACAACAGGTGGCGCAACTATCTCATGTTGTAGCGGGTATCATTCAAGAGATGAAAACACTAACCGACCTTTCTTTGGCGGATATGAAAGAGAGAGAGAAGTTATTGCCTAAACATTGTGATGATTGCGATTTAACCACTTTTGTTCCTAACATAGAGGGTGTCGAAACCGATGATTGTTGCAACCAATGCCTAAAGCCATTCGATAAAGAACAAACCACCCTTGAATCTTTTGAAGAAGAGTAGTGATTCCTATGTGCGAATGCGTAATCCACCCCGTAACGGGCGTATGTATGAAATGCGCCGATGGGGAGACGTTGAGGCGTTTATCTTCCTATGACCCGACCGAAGAGGGTAAGGTGCTTAGAGTCTCTAAATCGTCTTATATGGGGTATTTATACTGCCCTCGCCAATACTTCATGGATAGAGTTTTGTTGAAGGACATAAAGAAGCCCGAAACGACCGCTATGAGAAGGGGAACGGAAGTGCATGATGCCCTCGATGAGTTTTATGATAGGTGGGATGGCGAGCAAACGCTTTATCCTATGTTTGAACAGGAAGGAAGCGTGTATCAGATAATGGCCGAATTAGAGCAACAAAGGCTTGATAATTGGGGTGTTGAGTATTTTGCGCCCTACGAACACGAGGATTTGAGAACCTACTATCACGAGGAATACGACATAGTAATCGTTGGAAAAATAGACGGGGTGCTTATTGCACCCGATGATGAATATGCTATACTTGAGTTGAAAACAGGCACTACTAACGCCAATAAGATAACTAAAACGAGAAAGGAATTGGCGTTTTACCACATGGTCTTGCAAGACATGGATGATATAGATGCTACTAAGTTTGTTTATGTGTTACCGGATGCGGATAACTTCTCTTTTGCAAACAAACTCTTGCAACAAAGGAATAAAACCGTATGGGTTGGCGAGAACGGCGGTATGACTGTGATAGAAAAGGTCAATAAAAGAACCCTTAACGCATTTAGAGAGTCGTTCAAGAAGTTTTTGCAACAGATAAGAAATGAGGAATGGAATATGAATTGGGATGATTGGAGATGCCCTCAATGGTGCGCTTATAGTATGGCGTGTGAGGAAGAAATAACAGGAGTTACATTTACATGAAAGTTGTTTGTCCGGAATGCGATAGTGATACTTTTTCCAATGTGGAAACCTTCGTGCAAGTTACCGGAAGCATTGATGTTCCTACTGTCGAAGTAGTTACTGCTTCTTGCCTCATTTGTGGATACAAAGGCGAAATAGCAAGGAGAGTTGTTTGATGGATTTAATCTCCTTCCCTCGACAAATGGGGCTTAGAAGGGCTATTTGCAACACACCTAATGACTTGCAAAATTACCTAAACAGATTAAACAATCTATCGTCTGTGTATATTAGTTTGTATTCTTTCGATGAAATTAACAATGGAAGAGTTGATTATGATACGGCAGTTATGGATAGAGCATGGTGGGATTTTGATGCTACGGAAGAACATACTATGGATGAAGTAAAGCAAGATGTTGCAACTCTTATCAACCGTCTCGATGGAGATGTTCGTTTAGTTGCAACGGGGAGAGGATTCCATATCCACCAACTCTTTCAGAAACCTGTAAGGGGAAGAGATTGGGCTTATAGGCTTGATACCTACGAAAAAACTATGGCTAAGGGTCTATCTTCTCTCGATGGTGTGGGTTATCCGGAGAAACTAACTCGTGTGCCTAATACCTACAACCCAAAGAGAAAGAAGAGGTGTGTGGTTTTACCTGCAAGATTATTTGCAAGTAACCCTCTCGGATTCAAAATCCCTAAGCGCAACGAACACCCCCAACTATGCCCGTTCTTTGGCGAGTTGAACGGTGAAGTTTTGTTTGATTTGATTTCATGGTGGAATGAAAACGGAAGGAAGGAAGAAACGGCGGAGAGAACGCTCACAAAGATGCCTATTAACGCCGTTACTGCATCTTCCACCGTTCCCCTGCCCCCCTGCCTACAAAGAGCAATAAGCGTCTCTAATCCCCCTCATCATGTTAGAGTAGCCCTTGCTCAATTTATGTCGGCTGGTCTGCGTTGGTATTCTCACCCTCAAGACCTATCATCCGAAGAGTTGCATAGGATAGAGGATGAGATATGCTCATTCATAAGTAAGTTAGGTTGGTCGGATTACAACCCACAAACCACCCGAAAAGCAGTTAAGTCATTGATGATGTATGAACGATACCCTTCTCCTATTTGGTTCAAAAAGAACAATCTTTGTGATGGTGTGGGGTGCTGGTATTGCAGGTGATTGAATGGCTAAGTGTCCGGTTTGTTTTAGTGAAAGAGGCTTTATTGAATTACATGGTTCTTCGGTTTGTTTGAATTGTAAGAACAAAATCGCTTCGTGTTGCGGAGATGAAGGATGCGTAATATGAGAACCCTTCATAATACCGCCTTTACAATTTGCAAGTAATGGTAGTCTATGCTGATGACCGAGAAAGTGCTTCGGTTTTGCAAAGTCTGATTGCTCGCATGGGTGATGCTGACTTAGAAGATGACGGGCTCGTAAAGGTAAGGAGGCTAACCACCGGAGATTATGTTCTCGGTTCATGGGGCATAGAGGCTAAAGAGATAAATGATTTTTACCGCTCGATAACAGGTAAGGGGAGAGGAAAGAGGACATTGAATCACCAACTTTCTGACTTATGCGAGGCTTATGAATACCCCATAATAGCCGTATATGGTGGAAAGTTGAAGCCGTATTTTAGGAAAAGAGTTGCAAAAAGAGTAGTTGCTCAAGAGATAATAAAGATGCAACAAACCATGAAAAGTTACAAAATGATGATTTACCACCGATTCCCTAAGATTAGATTCATAGAGTTTGCAACTATGGAAGACTTTGTTGAATGGCTAAGTATCTCACACACACAAATGCAAATCTCCAATGCTTTATCCGCACCTAAAAAGGCGAGGCGGGGTAAGTCCGGTCATGCAGACCCTCGTATAGCCGCCTTGACGGGAATAGCAGGGGTTACGGAAGACATGGCTAAGGCTATTTTAAGCCATTTCGGAGGCTTCAAAGCCCTCCTCCTCACCCGCACCAATAG